CAATGAGAATCTGCACCACCTGCACGAAGCAAATAAAGTCGAACGACTTCTGTTCCCAGAAGTGCAAGCGGAGGCACTACCGGCGGGGAGGGAAGAAACAGACAAAAACGGCGAAACGATGAAATTCATTTTCATCAACAGAATTCCCGAAGGAAAGACGAAACTCTACGTCAGGTATCCGGCGCGGCTTCATAAGCGGCTGGGAAGGAAATCTTCCAAGAATGTCATGTATCTTGATTTGGTGGAAGGCACGAAGCTTTACGCGCTACCCAAAGATATTCGCCAAGTGAGTGCAATATACTTCAGATAACATGCCTGAAAAAATTATCAGTTTCACGGATTTAAGCCATCTCACCATTCGCCAATGGGACGCCACCAATGCCACCGAGCAGTTCCGTTATGTGCTGTACGGCGGTAGCATGGGTGCTGGCAAGAGCTATTGGCTCCGGTGGAACTGCATTTACTGGCTCATCAAGTTGGCGCAAGAGTATAAAGTCCCCGGCATCCGCGCGGGGCTGTTCTGTGAGGACTACGGCAGCTTGAACGACCGGCACATCTCGAAGATAAAGCTCGAGTTCCCCTCCGCACTCGGAAGCTACAACGAACAGCGGCATGAGTTCCAGTTACTCCCTCGCTACGGGGGAGGTATCCTTGCGTTCAGGAATTTGGACGACCCTACGAAATATCTTTCATCGGAGTTTGCCATCGTAGCGGTGGACGAGTTGGTGAAGGACCCGAAGTCGGTGTTCGACATCTTGCGCACCCGTATGCGGTGGGTGGGAATCAACACGACAAAATTTTTCGCGGCGACGAACCCCGGCGAAGGATGGGTGAAGCAATTCTTCATCGACAAGAATTTTCCTGAAACAGAACAGGAACCGAACGAGTTCTGTTATGTGAGCGCGTTGCCGAAGGACAACCCGTACCTCGATAAGAGTTATTTCGCATCATTGGAATCCCTTCCTGATGCCGAGCGCAAGGCGTACCTCGAAGGCGACTGGACGGCGTTCGAGAAGGACATGGACGACGAGGGGTTCTATCCCCTCCTTTCAAGCTCTGAATTGGCGAACGCATTTATCGAAGCGCCCGTGCATGTGGGCGACTGTTGCCTTATGGTTGACCCCGCGGCCGGTGGCGACAACAGCGCGGTCGTCATCCAATCGAAAACCTGCAAAGAGATATTGCTCAACCAGAAGACGAAGGACATCATGTCGCTCGTCCCGTTCCTCGTGGACTGCCTCCGCTCGTATGAGCGCATCAAAATGATTTTCATCGACAAGACCGGCGTGGGCGAGGGGCTGGTAGCGAGGATGAAAGAATTGCAGCGCGACCTCAATGTGAAAGTAAGGGGAGTTTCGTTCGCGGAAGCGACTGAAGACAACAAGGTCTACCAGAACCTCAAAGCCGAATTGTATTTCAAAGAGCGCGACTGGATATTGAAAGGCGGACGGCTCGTGCGGAACGATGGGTGGAACGAGTTTACGGCGATCAAGTACAAGCGCACGAGCGACGGGCGCATCATCATGATGGGGAAGGATGTTATGCGTAAGCACGGCTACAAGTCGCCGAATGTGGTGGACGCGAGCGTATTGGGTCAACTTGCCCCGAAGGACATGTCCCGTGGTGATATAATGAAAGGACGCAAAATAACCGACGTGACCGAACGCATATGGCAAGGAAGGTAATAATCGAAACCGTACCCTATGAGGACATGCGCTACCCGACGTGCGGCGACTGGTTTTATGATGACTATGATAATTTGCGAATCATAGTTGCTGACCTTGGCAATGAGTATTATGAGTACCTGATAGCCGACCACGAATTGCGCGAGGCGATGTTGTGCAAGCGTTTTGGCGTTTCAGAGAAATCAGTTACGCAGTTCGATGTGAATTTTGAGTGTGAACGTCAGGAAGGCGACCAGAAGAAAAACGCCGAGCCGGGTGATGACAAACGTGCACCGTATTACAAGTACCATCAGTGGGCTACGAAAGTGGAGAAGATGACCGCACGATGGCTTGGTATCACTTGGAAGAAATATAACGATAAAGTTAATTCGCTCGAATGAAAGACAAACCACTCATCATTGTCGGCACACGGGACAAGCAAGGACGGAAAGTCATCGCCGTGTCCCCCGAAGGTTGGTATCGCACTGAAGACGGCTCCGTTCGTGATGCGGATGGATTTGAGTGGTTCGGTGATGAGCCGGTAAGTGAGACCGAACAGCAGCGGGTCATGCCCGATGACATTGTGGGACAGACGATGGTTGTCCGTGATTTCAAGATTGCGGTATTGCCCGGTACCCACGCAGACCCCAAAGAGTTTTTTAAACATTACCGTCCCACGATTGAACAGACGATGGTGGAAACGGGGTGGGATTATGCCGACGACAGGGCAGTGAACTTCGGTATGGGCAAGGACGGGTTCGTGCATATCTATGTGAAGATGAAAAAGCGCTCATGGAAGAACAAGGAGAATACCTACAGCGGTGCGAAGCAGGGACAGTCGGGCGCAGTCCGTTCCAAAGCATTACAGAAAATCGGGGCATTAGACCCCACGATTTATGGCGTAGTCGAAACTGGTCGGAAGGCGGAAGACATATTGGCAAAACGGAAATGAATGTACATTTCATGTCTAAGACTGTCGAATGGGAAACACCGCAGGAGTTTTTCGATAAGTTAAACCATGAGTTCCATTTCCGCCTTGATCCATGTGCTACGGATAAGAATGCAAAGTGTAAAGCATATTTTACAAAAGAACAGGATGGTCTGAAATTAAGTTGGATGCTTCATAGTGGTTCAGTTTTTGTGAATCCCCCCTATGGTCGTGAAATAGGAGAGTGGGTTCGTAAGGCACATTGGGAAAATAGTATCCATAAAACTTGGATTGTCATGTTGCTTCCTGCGCGAACGGATACCCAATGGTTCCATGATTATATTTACGGTCAAGCAGAAATCCGCTTTCTCAAGGGTCGGCTCAAATTCGGAGGATCGAAAAATTCGGCTCCATTTCCAAGTATGATAGTTATATTCCGATGACCGTAGCATTCGATACCGACCTTACCCTTATAGATTCCGAAGGCAATCCCATACAGAAAAATGTGGATATGTACTTTTGGTTTCAAAAACATGGCTACCGCATGGTAGTGTGGTCTGCCGCAGGCAAGCAACATGCCCAAGATATAGCAAATAAGCTGGGTTTGAAGCCAGACATGGTGCTTCTCAAGAGTGAGAATATGGGCAACCAGATATACCCCGACGTGGCTGTGGATGACAAGGATTTGCACATTGCGCGGAACATGGTTAAAGTGTAGGGAATGGACGATGTAGAAACTCCACGGGGCGGTAGTCCGATACTCAATCGCATAATGCTTGAGTACAACGAAGGACAGGACACACTGCGCACTAAGAAATTAAACTGGGTGCAGAATTTGGTTCTGTTCAATAACTTACAGCGTGATGACCAAACAATAGCTTCAACGCTATTGTTTTCGTATTTCAACCGGGTGCTCTCGAACCTGTACTCCGACGTGTTACAGGCGACGTTCGTGCCGAGCGAGGATTCTGACTATAAGAAGACCGAGGCGTGCAACAAGCTTTACCAGAACGACTATCAGGAGATGGAGATGGGTAAGCTCGAATACGACTGGATATGGGACGCGTGTTTCTTCGGGGAGGGCTACATGGAAACGCTCGTGTTCAACAAGCAGAAGAAGCTGATGGAGCCGCACGTCTTGAACCCGCTGTATGTGGGGCACGACCCGTTCTTCGAGGACCCGAAGCAGTGGCGGTACTGGAACGTGTGGATGACGTACTCGCGCCATGACCTTGAGAAGCTGAAGCTCAAAAAAGTGTTTTCGCAGAACTTAGACATCTCGCGTATCTCTCCCGGACTCGAAGTGGAATTGTGGGATTACAAAAACCGCCGCGACGCGGCACGTTTGGGTACGAACGTGAACGCGACCTCATCGTCCTCGAATGATGTGTACCAGATATTGAAGCACTATACGTTCGTGATGGAACAGGATGGGCCGATATACACGAGCGACAACAAGCTCGTGAAACCCGGCGAACGCGTCATCGTGTGGACGGACAAGAACTTCTCGCAGGAGATACGGTTGGAGCGCCTTGCAAAATATGTGCCAGAGGACGAGCCGTGGCCCGTGGTAAGGAAGCAGGTATTCAAGGAACCGCATTCCTCGATGTCGATTTCCATTCCGGATATCGTACAGGACAAGCACCGCGCGCAGAGCGTGTTGCTGAACCTCATGTATATTTCCGCGAAGGACGAGGCGAACCCGATTTACCTCTACAATGCGGATGTCGTGGAAGACGTTACCGCGTTCCTCTCACGGCAGATTTCACAGCACATCCCCGTGTCCAATCTGGATACGGCGGTGAAGCCGATGAACACGAAGTCGGCGGTAAACCCATCGGTCAACGCGTTCATGCAGATGCTCGCGGGCATGTCATCCGAAGCAATCGGCACGGCAATAGTCCAGCCGTCCGTGCAGAAAGGCAAGAAGTCCGCTACGGAAGCGGCGATGTCGCAGCAGGTTGCTGATTTGGCTTCGTCCCTCCAAGCGAAAATCCTCGCTCAAGGCGAACAGGAGTTCGTGTCGCACTGGTATATGCGTCTGGCGAATAACATGAAACAAGGAGACGAGAAGATTATCACGCTCACGTCCGTCACGGGCGTAACATTCGAGAATATCAAGTCGGATGACTTCAAGACGAAGTTCCCGCCGAAAATCATGGTACGTTCCAAGAAGGAAGCCGAGTACAAGGAACTCGTCCTGCGGCGCGACCTCATGCAGAACTATCCTATACTCGTAAAGTCGATGGACCCCCGTTCGCTTAACAATTTCAACAAATATGTTTACTTCCCGAAGTTTATCGATGACTCTGCTACTATTGATAGGATTGTTCCTTCCACTATCGACCAGATAAAACAACGGCAGGAGAACGAACTGCTTGACCAGAATATCTTTACGCCAGTCGACCCGCTCGATAACGATGAGGAGCATCTCTACGAAGTGATGATGGCGAAGCATACCCCCGCGATGTGGGCGCACTACTTCATCCATGAGAAACACGCCGCGATAAAGCGCAAGCAGAAGGAAGACCAAGAGGCGGCAGCGAACCAAGACAAGCCACAGGATACCGGCGGCAACATTGCAGGTGGTCATGGCGGCATGGGAAAGAACTTGCAGAAGAATTCTCCAAACGAGAATAAGATTCCACAGCAGGCAGACAAGCAGAACCCCATGAAGGCGGCAGTACCACTGGCAAAGGAGACGGCGAACAGCGTCCAACAGAAAGGTCGTCCCTTGACTTAATATTGAATATGCTATCATGAATACAATGACCAAAATGAAATTACCTTCGGAATCTGATGCGGGCAGTATGTCCGATTATGGAAAATCTATTGGTGCGCATCCTATGTCCCAGAAACAGTTAAAGCAAATCCCCAGCGTGAAGAAAGTAAAACAGCCAGCGAAGTTCAACAAAAAGAAGGTCGCGCGGGCTGCAACTAAAGCATTCAAACCATACTGATGGCACAAAAAGGCATTCCAGTTTCATATACCGGTACTACCCCATTTACGGGAACGACGGCGACGACGTTTACTGCTTCAGTTTCCAACCCTTACTTGCAGGAAGCGAAGCAGTCTTATAACGAGGCATGTATTATCGTTGTTGTAGGTGCGATGACGGGCAGTTCGGTGGCGTTCGATTTCGATGAGTTTTTTGATGGCAACTGGGTACATATTGGGACGACAGGTTCTATTACTGGCACGGGTACTGCGGTGATAGATTCTTTGGCAGGTAACGCGGGTGTTGGCTCAATCGGTTCGACGACGTTTACTGCATCGTCCAATCTCCGTGCGCTCGGCAAGGGTACCGATACGAGGGTTCGGGTGGGAGTTGCGGGAGTATTCGGCACATTGTCCTATACGGTGGATTATGTCCCGTATTCAGGGTAACGAAAGGTCGCAAAACTATTGAACAATATCTAACAATGAGCGATGAACAAATCAAAGAAGAAGGCACTGATGAAGTCGATGCCAGCAAAGATAGCGGCGAGGAAAAAACAGCCGATGCTGACAAAGAAGGGGACGGCGAAGGGCAGCAAAAAGCTGATGAAGAAGCGGCAGGTAGCTAATGCCGCAAAGCAGATGTTTTCCTGATGTATAATTTCAGTAAAGGTCGTAAGCATATAATTCTATGATTAAACAAAACGCTCCAGCGGCAATCCACACGACGACTGACGTGACCGGCGTAACCGGTTCGGAGGTCTGGACTTTGACCAGCTTGGATTTCAACTCCTTGCTCGTGCGGGTGTATGGCGGGTTCGCAGCAACCACGGGCGCTACGGCGACTTCTTCCGTTTCAGCGAGGATACAGACCTCGCCGGACGGAGGCACGACTTTTTACGATGTGTGCCAGACGGGTTCCATCGTAGGAACCTCGAACGTAGTTGTTGGTTCTGCGATCATGGCGGTTGTCGGTGTCGAGAAAGGCGCTTCAAGTTATCTCGGCACTACTGCGGTTTCTGCTACACTCGGCGCAAGCGCAGTCGCCCATATGCCTTTGTTCCGCACGATGAAGACCATCTTCAACTATGCGGGCACGGCAGGCACGGCTAACCTTACGGTTGATTTCTTGCCGACCGACCAGGATTACCGCTAACGCACCAAAGCCATGGACAATGCAATTCACGTCCAGAAGGAACAAGAGAACAGCAAGTATGCGGAGTATCAGGAACAGCATCGGCATATCCTCGCGGACATTAACAATGTAAGTAGGGTGTTGCAATCGTTCAAGGAACTTGAGGAGAGCGTCGCATGGATGGATTATTACGCTCTCCTCATCGAACCGGCGAAGGAGAAGGTGAAGAAGGAAATCGCGGAACTGAACTCGTCGCTGAAAGACCATCCTGATGCCTTGGGGAAGCTGATTTACCAAAATGCTTTTCATGATGTGCTTGCGACGATTACGGATTTGCCCGCTTTGCGGAAGAAGTGGTCGGAGGAATTCCGCCGCTTGGAAGGCCGGAGGAAGGATTTAGAAAATAAACTTAAACTGAACCATGCCTAAAGGAATCAAGGCTGCCGAACAGCCAAAGGAAGATGAGCCAGTGAATGATGCTACGGTTATTGCGCCAGCAGCAACCGCGGTAGCGGAACCCCCGAAGCGCGAAGAAGTTGTCCTCCCGAAGATAGAAACATTCGAGACAGACAATGGAATTAAGCTGACGGCGTTCCCTCAAATCAGGGTTGGCATTTGTGAGTTCCATGGCACGCCGCATGGCAGGGTTGACTTCAATACGCTGAAGGGCAAGTGCCGCCACGATTGCAAGTCAGACCCGTACTGCCCGCACAATAAGACGGGGTGCGAGTATCGTGATATTCTGGAATTGGATAAGGAGAACGACACCACGATAGTTGTCGGCAAGGAAACCCGTTGCCGCCATGACCACAATTACTTGGGTCTTGCGATACGGTGCTCGTACTGCCCGCAGAACGCGGACATGCGCGGGGTTATAAAATCGAGGGTGCTCTATGTGTTCGAGAATCCTTCGCGCCCCGGAATACTGATAGTCGTTTGTTCGGACTACCGCTGTCAGGATAAGTTCCAGAAGCAGTATGTCCGTCGGAATGTAGCGTAGAATCAACTATAACTTACCACTATAATGCCAAACGAAGATCCAACCCTAAGGAAGCCGGGTGAAGGAGGTCAGCCAGCAGCGGCTCCGGACAAGAAGGTAGAACCAGCCGCACCAGCAGCAAAGGTCGAAAACGCAGAATCAGAACAGAAACTAAAAGACTTATCGGACAAGCAAGCGAAAACTGATTTGGAGATAGCGCAGATGAAGTTGGACAAGGAGTTCGAGTTCATTTCACAGAAGTATCCCCATGCCGTCGAACTCAAGGACAAAATCTAT